ATTAATAAGCGGTGACACAGCAATTAACGCTGGTCAAGACATACAAAATTATAGATTAAATAGTTCACTAAACGTGGGTACTAATATCCAAAATAGAGGTACTAACTGTTTAGCAGTAGGTAATAACATTGTAATTCCATCAAGCTGCACTAATTTAATTGTATTCGGTAGTAATATAACAGCCGATGAAAATAGCACTGGCTTATTATTAAACTATAAAAGTTATGTTGCTTTGATTAGTCAAAGTGGAACGGCTGCGCCAACGGTTACTATTTTAGAAAATACAATAGGTGATATAGTTTGGACAAGGTTTGCAGCGGGTGATTATAGAGGTACTTTAACGGATGCATTTACTAGTGGCAAAGTAATTACATTAAGTAACCAAATAGAGCCGCTTCAAACAATACTTATTGTTAGAAAAAATATTGATAGTATTGCTATTAATACAATAACTACATCAACAGGTGCTGCAATAGATAGCGCGTTACTTAACACCTCAATAGAAATTAGAGTTTACAATTAACCATGATAGATAAAATAGAATATTTGGAATCACTTATGAATGACAAGCCTAGTCAACTAATTATTGACGGGATTGCGTGTATTCATTTAAGTTTAAACATAGCCGCTAGCGGTAATAACGATTTAATTAAGGCAATAGAAAATGGCAGATAATAAAAGCATAGCGTTTAAATTAGAAATAGATGGAGTTGAACAAAGTATTAAATCGGTAAAGGATTTAAAAAGTGCAATTAAATCTTTACAAGATGAAGCTGAAAATGCAGATTTAGGTAGCGACCAATATAAAAACGCTATTGAAAATATTGAGAAACTTAATGATAAATTAAAAGAGGTTACTCAAACTGAAAAGCAAGCGGCACAAGCTATGGATGACATGGCTAAATCTCAAAAGGAAGCAGCAAAAGAAACAGGGGATTTAAGAAAACAATTTGAAGTTTTAGAGGATGAATTGTTTTTATTAGCAGGGCAAGGCAAACAAAATACAAAGGAGTTTAGAGATTTAGCAAATGAAGCCGCTTTATTAAATAAAAAGATTGAGCAAGTAAATCAGTCATTAGAGGGCGGTGCTGCAACCAAATCGGCTGAGGGCTTCCAAATGTTAAGCGGTGGTTTAACAAGCGTAAAGGATGGCTTATTAGAACTTGATTTTGGTAAAGTTAAAGACGGATTAATGCAAGCCAAACAGGGTTTTGTCATGTTTGGTCAAGGCGCAAAAACTGCATTACAAGGTGTTAAGGGTGCTTTGATTGCAACTGGTATAGGTGCTTTGGTTGTATTGTTAGGAACTATTATTGCTTATTGGGATGACATTAAAGGTGCTATCGATGGGGTTACTAGCGAGCAAAAGAAACTTAATGCAGCCGCTGCTGAAAATTTAAAAGTTGAACAAGACAAGTCAAAAGCATTAGATGCATCAACTAATAGTTTAAAATTACAGGGGCTTAGCGAAAGAGAAATATTAGAATTAAAAGTAAAACAATTAGATGTCGAATATGAAAAAGCGGAAGTTGCTTTACTAAGCATTATTCAAACTCAAATATCGCAAAGAGAAGCTGAAAAAAGAAATAAAGAAATTCTATCTACAATGTTAGAATGGGTTAATAAACCTATGGAGTTAATCTTTTCAGGAATTGATAGGATAAGCAAAATGTTAGGTTTGAATTTAGAAACTGCTAACATAATAAAAAAAGCAAATGCAGAAGCTGTTACTAGTGACGATGCAGAAAATGAAGCAGCAAGAAAAAAAGAATTAGATGCTCAAATCCAATTATTAAAAGATTTAAAAGAAAAAAGAGCAGGTTTTCAATTATCAATAAAAAAGATTGATGAAGATGCTGCAAAGGTTGCGGCTGATGCAGAAGTAGAAGCGGCTAAAATAAGAAAAGAAAATGCAGAAAAAGAAGCAGCTGAAAGATTAGCAAGACAAAAATCATTAGAGGAAGCACAACTATCTTTAACTAAAATTATTGTAGCTGAAAAAATAAAAGTTGAAGAAGATGGCATTGAGCAATTAGATTTAGTATTAGATAAAGCAACTCAAAAAAGAATAGATGATGCACATAAACAGAAGTTAGGTTACGAAGAACTTGAAAAAGAAAAGTATAATTTAGCAAAGCAAGGGATTGAGGGTGTTCAAGCGTTAAGTGATATGTATTTTTTATTTAAGTCACAAAAAGCACAAAAGGGAAGTAAAGAGGAAGCAGAATTAGCAAAGAAAGCGTTTAACGTAAATAAAGCATTACAATTAGCAACTGCAACTATTAACGGAATACAAGCTGTACAAGGCGCATTCGCAACGGCAACAGCTTCACCAATAACAACTGTGTTTCCCGTATATCCATTTATTCAAGCGGGGTTAGCTGGTGTACTTGCAGCTGCTAATGTTGCAAAAATAGCAGCATCTAAATTTGATAGTGGTGCAAGTGGTGGCGGTGGAGGTGGCGGAGTTTCAGCACCCTCAGCTCCTGCAATACCTGCCCCACCAATATCAACTGCAAGTAATAACACAAATCAATCTACTCTATTCGATGAAAGCGGTAAAAACTTAAACCAAACGCAACCACAAATAAATGTAACTGCAACCGTTGGTGTGGACGAAATTGCAAATAAAACAAATAGAGTAAGTGTACTTGAACAACAATCAACATTTTAAAAAAAATAAAAAACAATGGAAAATAAACTACCAATTTACTACGCTACGATTAATGAAGATTTAAGCGGCTTAGAATTAAAAGAACAAGGGATACAGAATATAGCTTTAGTTGATAGCCCTGCAATGCTTCAAGAATGGATTGCATTTAGCGAGCAGAAACCCTATGAGTTTAAATTTGCAATACAGGAAGAGCAGCGTATAATCACGGCTCCAGTTATTGTTGCAGACTTACCTATCTATCGTAAAGTTGATGATAAAGAATTTTATGTAGTGTATAAAAAGGAAACCAATATGCAAATACTTCAAAAGTATATGTTAGATGGAAACCAACGCAAGGTAAAATTGACACACGACACAACCGATTTAAGCAAAGGTGTGTTTGTATTTGAAGTATTTATTAGCGATGCTAGTAGAGGTATTAAACAACCCGAAGCGTTTGATTTACCCGATGGCACTATTTTTTGCAGTATGAAAATTCATAACGATGATATTTGGAAAAAGGTAAAAAGCGGTGAAGTTAAAGGTGTTAGTTTAGAGGGTTTCTTTGACTTGGAACAGGAAATTGAATTAAGCGAAAATGAGATTGAAGCTATCATAAAAAATATTTTGTAAAAACTAAAAATAATACTATATTATTATAACGAAACTTAAATAAAATTAAATATGTTATCAAAAGAAACTAAAGATGCTTTAAAATCAGCATTATTAAAATTAGGTATTGAATTGCCTGCAACTAAGGTAGAAACTGAAGTTGTTAAATTAGAAGATGTTGCGTTAATTGATGGCACTATGCTTTCAGTTGATAAAATGGAAGTAGGCGCAATGGCTTCATTTGTTGGTGCAGACGGAATATCAATGCCTGCTGAAGGTACTTACGAATTAGCAGACGGTACAATGGTTACTTGCGTGGCTGGTTTAATTACTGAAATCATGCCTAAGGAAGTTGAAACGGAAGCGACACAAGCTAAGCCATTAGAGGACGAAATGAAAGCTATCTTAAGCCGTTTAGAAGCTTTAGAGAAAGTTTATTCAACTAAGCAAACTAGTTTAGAAGCTGAATTAACTGAAACTAAAAAAGGTTTGTCGGTTGCTTTATCTGCTATTGATGCAATGGATAAAAATTCCGTAGCGTTGAATTTAGAAGCAAACACTAAAACACAAAAAAACTATAACGAACTAACTCCATTAGAATTATTCAAATTGAGAAAAGAAAATAGATTCGTAGGATAAAAAATAATAAATTATAAACTAAAAATAAAAAACAAAAAACAAAATGGCAATATCTTATTCACAATTGGTAAGCATCAACGGAGTAGCCGCTGACCCTATCATCTCGGAAATTATCTTTGAAAATAAAACAGTATCTGAGAACTTAGTATCTTTTGAAACAGGCATTAAAGCAGGTACAATCTTTACTGAAAATTCTAACACAGTTACAATGCAGAACTGGGCGGTTAACCCATCAGCTTCAGGAACTATTGGTATTAACGATGTATTAATTACTCCTGTAAAGGTTGAGTATTTAGATTCATTTACTCCAAACGATTTACGTACTTCACGTTTTAATCGTGATATGAAGCCGGGTGCATTTAATGATGTATCTGACGAGTTCGCTAAAATGGTTTTAAATGGTGTAGCAAAATCTATTTCTGCTGACTCTGAAACTAAATTTTGGAATGGTGCTACTTCTGCAACTAAAACGGCTGTTGCTGCTTTAACTGCAGGTACTGCAAATACATCTGTTGGTGCTGCTGAAAAAACTTTAGTAGCTGCAATGCCAACTACTTTATTTGATTCAGTTATTACACGTGCTATCTATAATAACGCTGCTGTTGGTGGTCGTATTAAAGTAGTAGGTACTGCTGCAATTACTGCTGGTACTATCGTTGCACAATATCAATTATTATATGCTGGTATCGTTGCTGAAACTTTAAGTGCATCTGATGAAAAAGCATACATTTACGCTCCACGTTCACACAAGCAATTAATTAATATTGCAAATGTAAACTTGACATATCGTGATGTGTTTAGTGTTGACATGGTTGCTGATAAATATTACTACTTAGGTGTAGAGATTAAATTTGTTCCAATCGCTGAGAACGTTATGTTTGTAGCATTACCAAGTAACATCAAATGGTGTACTGACTTAATGGAAGATTTAAATCAAGTAATGATTGATAAGTTCCCTCAGCCTCGTAAAGATTATTTCTATGACGTAGTTTTTACAATCTTTGCTCACGTTACAAACCAAAAGTTTAACACGTTATACGTAGGATAAATAATTAAGGGGTTATTGATTTAACCCCTTTCATTTTTAACATTATAAAATTATAAAAAGATGCCTTGTCCATTAACTCAAAATTACGTTTTAAAAGACTGTTTAACAACCGCTGGCGTAGAGTCATGGTTAGTTACTCCTTTTGCAAACGTATTAACTACAACGCTAACAGCTAATGTAGTAACTGCTATTACTAAAACATTAGCATGGAAATCATACGCTCAAGAAACTGAACAATCAATGTGGTCTTATACTGGTGCGGGAACTAACGCAAATGGTACTAAGGCTTATGACTGGTCTTGTACTATCAAAACAAATGGTTTAAATACTTTAGATCAACAAGAATTAGACACATTATTAAGTAACAAAGTTGTATTAATTGCTAAGATGTACAACGGTGAATATTGGATGCTAGGTAGAACTTTCGGCTCAACTGCAATTGATTCAGCATTTGAATCAGGAACTGCAATGGGTGATTATCAAGGTAGCACGCTAACAATCAAAGGTCGTTCAAACGTGCCTGCGGTTAAAGTTGATACTGCAATTATTGCTGGTTTATTAGTATAATAAATAACTAATTAATATTTTATAAAAAGGTAATCTAATCGGTTGCCTTTTTTTTATTTTTGTAAAAGTTTAAAAAAATACTATATTATATTAGTGATATTAATTAATAAAAATACAACTAACAAAGTAATTTTAACGCTTAGCGAAAAGACTACTTTAACAAATGCCAAGTATTTATTTGAAGTTACTAACGATATGAGTAATGCAGTTAAATGCTTTATTGCTGCGGATATAAGTGCGAATAAATTACGTTATAATGAATTTGATTTTATAGAGAATGTAACTGAAAATTTATTGAATGGTACTTTTAGTTTAGAGTTGAGCGGCTTTTATAAATACAATGTTTACGAACAAGTAAGTGCAGTAAACTTAAATCCGTTATTAGCTTTAAATTTAATAGATAAAGGTAAATTGAATGTAGTATCTCAAATGAGTACTTATCCAGTTTACACAGGCAATCAAAATAACACAATAGTATATGGCGGTTAAATTTCAGTATATTGATAACAAGCATATGATGACCTTTAAGGCTTTACCAAAATTGGTATTTAGCGAAGATACAAAAGGCTACATAAAGTATGGTAAGGATAATTTATATCCTCAAGAATTGGTACGATTATTTAACGAGCATCCTGAACACAGAGCAATTGTTAATCGTAAATCACGTTATATTTTTGGCAAAGGAATTAAGGCGGTTAATGAAGTTGATACAATTAAAGTACAAACATTTGTTGACAATTTTAACCGTAAAGAAAGTTTAAACCAATGCGGAAAAAAACTAACAACAAATACCGAATTATTTAATGGTGTTTATGTAGAAGTAATAACTAATTTGCAAGGTCAACCGATTGAATTTTATTTTTTGAATTCTGCTAATTGTAGAATTTCGGAGTGTGAAACTAAATTATATTTTTCTAAAAATTGGAGCAAAAATACTCAAAGTAGAGATATTAAAACAATCTATAAATTTGAAAATAACGGAACAGCCGGCACATTCTTTATTGATTTTAAATATTACACAGCAAGTGCTAGTAAATTAGAAAGCGTATATCCAACTGCACAATATCAAAGTATAGTAAATGATATTAATACCGATATTGATATAAGTACATTCAATAAGAATTATGTTAGTAGCGGTTTTTCAGTAGGTAAAATAATAAACTTCTACAACGGACAGCCAACGGATGATATGATTCATTCAATTGAACGTGCATTTAAAGGCACTTACACAGGTGAGAATGGAGAAAGTTTAATGATTACACATTCGGATCGTGATGACAAAGCACCCGAAGTAGTTGATGTATCGGTAAATGATTTATCTGAAAAATTTGCTTTTACTTCAAAGCGCGCAATGAAAAAGATATTTGCAGGTCACGAAATGGCTCCCGAATTATTTAATATAAAATTTGACGAATCATTTTTAAGTGGCAGTCCAGAT